CCGACTTCAAAAGTGATGGCATTGCGTAGGGCTGGAGATGCAATGCTGTTCCATAGGTTCTGGAACCCTTGAACAAGTGCCAGCTTCTGGGATGCGCTTGGGGGCGTGTTCCGTTCAGATGCTAGGATGTAGCCCTCTGGGCGAGCGGTAAGCCCACGAAGCTCGGTCTCCCGCATACCTATCATTCGGTTTAGACGGGCAACCCTCTGCGATGTCTCCTGCTTGTTATCAATCTTATTACCCTGAGAGTCGTACCTAATGACTTCCTTGGCCGTGTTTGGATCGTACTCGGTTGTGCCAGCGTTGGGGTTTTCTCCGACAAGGATCTGCTTCGCCAGCACAGCCTCACGAATCTTATAAAGCCTCTCGATCTCTTGGCTAAGGACAGCCTGACGAGCCACGCCACGATCATCACGGCTGACGGATTCTGGAATGATCTGGTTGTCTGGTATGGTTGCCTGATCCGTTGCCTTGCCTAGCTGCATGTTCCGCTGGGCTTCGGCAATCAGCCTGCGATCCATCTCCTGTTCGGTCTCCAAGCCAAACTCCTTGGCCAGACTGCTGGTTGGAGAGATAATGCGACCAGTAAACTCGGATCGTGTGGCAGTCCTTGGGTTGGCTGGATTCGTGATTGGGTTAAGCAACGGACTATCATCGGTTACGTCACGAACCTTGACTGGCTCTCCAGTCTTAAACTCTGCCTCCCATAAAAGACCTTGAGGCGTGTGAAAGGTGAATGTTTCAGTGTTCTTGCCTTCAGCGTCCTGACTTGTGCTGCGACCGAGTGGAACGCTATTGATCGCTGGGTTGTCGCCAATGTCTGGAACCTCACCACCGAGCCTATCGCCAAACACAGTCCTTGGAGTAGATGTGGTATCAGTCTCACCAGTCTCCATGTTGATCTTCTGCTGGGTGGTTGTGTTGGCGTTCCTAGCTGCCTCGGCGATCTGGGTCATCCTTTCTGGAGTCAGAGATGCCGCTAGGTCAGCCTTCCTCCTAATCTCATCCGACATTCTGTCGGCGTAGAAAGCCTCATTATCACGGGTGATTGCGTTAACCCCGCCACCGATTATTCCTCCAGTTACGAGTCCTACGGCACCAGACTGGAGTGCACCGTCCATGACACCCCTGTTTGGATCATATCCAGCAAACTTGGATGCTATTAGATTGTTGGCCATCTGAGAGCCTGTCTCCTGCAGAAACTCTTCTGTGGCTCCCTCAAGTACGCCGTGAAGAATGGATCTCTTGGCTAGGCCAGCCGTAAGTCTTCCAGCAAGACCACCAAGAGGAATGGCTTCTGATAACCCTACTACCCCACCAGCCAAAGCTGATGCACGGGAAACAAACTCGTTAGCACCAGCTTGTTTGGCCTCCTCATAAATAGATCCAGCGTTTGTGGCAGCACCCATAGCAGCTGCAGTTCCAAGTCCAACGGCACCAGCAGCAGCCTCTGGGGCAGCTGCGGCTGCTGCTGCAGCAACCCCAAAGAATCCCAATGCGCTGCCAAGACCCTGCGGAAGAAGCGTGTTAATGAAATCGTTTCGTAGCCGAGGATCTTCGATGCCAGTCGTCTGCCTGACGCTTTCATCAATGTTTTGAGCAATCCTATACATGTCACGCTCAGTAACTGGAGTGTTGTCATCGTAGTTTCCCAGAGACTCACCAATGGCTTGCTGGGCTAGGGCAGCTGCCTTGAAGGCTGATGTAAAAGTTCCAGCTGCACCCTTGTAGATATTACCAAGGAATGCAGACCCACGTTCTACTGCACCAAGATCACCCAATGCATCTTGAGAAGCTATCCTTACAAACTCATCGGAAGCCTGACCGACCTCCTTTGAATCTCTTGGTTCAACCTGCGTGTAGTACTCCTGAACGTACTGAGAGTACTTGTTGATCGTATCTACTTTACCCTCGGTGGGTAATTCGTCGTACCCTACTTGGGCTTTTATGTCATCCCAAGGTGTGATCGCCATGATCAGTTACCAGATTTCAGCTTCTTCTTTTCCTCAATAATCTTGGCTGCGATATCACGCATGGCTGCAGTGTTTTGATTGCCCCTGCTGTTCTTCTGGTTCTTCATTCCATCAAGTTCTTTTTCAAGAGATGCGATCTTGAGCTTTCTTTCGTTATCAATATCTGCCTCTGTTCTTCCACGACGACCACCACCACCGCCAGTTGCAGCAGGATTCTTTGGCTGCTCGGATTGATCAACCCCACGCTCATCCAGCATGGAATTAACTTGTTCATCCATTGTGGGTGCCTTTGCTCTAGGCACTGGCTCGGTACGCATAGGCTCGGAATCAGTAGAATCAGCAGCTCTGGGTGCCGTCTTTTGAGATCCAAAGATATTTGTCAGAAGGCTGTTATTCTTTTCTGCAACAGCCTCGGGAGCATTACCCTTGAACATGGACTTATAAGCCTCTAGGTCTGCAGCCGAATCAAATACAGCTTTAACAGTTGATCCATCTGCATCTGTCGTGTTGTACTCAAACTTCCCGCCACCAAGAGACTTTGTCATCATCTTCATGGCATAATCATTGTTCTGCAGCCGTGCCTGTAGTCTTTGCTTTGCTGTGTTGTCCTCATCAGTTCCATAACCACGATCCTGAATGGCTTTATCCAGCTTTGACATCTCACCCATAAGATTGATCTGCTCATCAGAGTGTGCGTTTAGTGCTGATGTGATTGCCGTGAAAGACCTAGCACCTTTGGAGACTGGATCGTTTCCGTTGAAAGCCCCTCCACCACCTGCAGCAACTCTCTGGGACATCATGCGCTCCTGAGCTGCAATTCTCTCTTCCTGCATCGCCCGATCTGCCTCTAACTTTTTCTGAGCAGTCATTGCATTAAGCCCAGAGTTCATCATCTGTGCTCCAGCCTGTGCTACTCCTCCGTAATAATCTGGCATCTTAAGCTCCGTATCCGCAGATGGCCTTGGCCTTGCGAACCTGTTTTACCTTTATGTCCATCCAACGCTTAATCCATCCCTTGATGGTTGACTTACCACTGATAAAATTAGCAATCCTCTCACCGTACTTGATATAACCGTTCAGCATCCACTTCGGTGCCATGCTCAACATCCATTCCCTAAACACCATCCAGTCGGGGTTATCATCTCCATAAACCTCACGAGCCACCCAGCACACAAGCCCAGCAATGCCCATTCCCAAGCCAGCCACACCCTGAGCAGCTCCAATAATCTGAGCACCGACAGGCTGATAGGTGGAAGCCTGATAGGCAAGCTGTGCATTATATCCAGACATCTGGGTAGAATAGTTCTGAGCGTTAACACCCTGACCCTGCAGATACTGCTGGCCACCCATAAACGCTGCGTTCTGTATGGGCTGCATGGTATTGGGCGAGAACCCAGATGCACCAACAGCAGGGCTTCCAATCTGACCATTTGCAATCGGAGCTAGACCCAAATAGCTCTGGGTATTGGCAATCCGTTGCTGCTGCAGTTGCTGACCTACGTTAAACTTTGCGAGCACCTCAGCAGCAGTGGCGGCGTTACCGTACATGTTGCCACGAGCAGCCTGAGCAGAGCGGATATCCTGCTCGGCAGTACGAGCCTGATCAGCCGACAGGCTTGAACCTAGCGATAGTTCGCTGGAGATTTTGCTGCCCAACTGTTTATTGGCGGCAAACCTCTCTGGGTCTGTCATCTCCAAGATTCTGCGTTGCTCTGCTACTGCATCAGTGCCGTATCTTTTAGAAAGTGTAATTGCGTTCTCGACCTGAGCGTCCGAGGTCTTACGCATGATATCAAGATCGGTAGGTATGCTGGCTTCTTTACCCTTCCTATATGCCTCTAGCGTCAGCGGATATCCAGTAGTCGAGTAGTATTCCATTGCCTCCTTGTTGGCTGCACCCGTGTCGGCTGGAGACACCGAAGGTGGAGGAGGAGGAGCAGGAGGAGGTGAAGGAGGCGAACCCATATTAGTTTGTTATCTATATCTGTTTAGAAGCTGAAAGCAGACGGGTCAAGCCTTTATAAGAGAGTCTGGACAGGACTGAAAACGGGTACTCTTTTATAACCCCACCTAGGTGATTCCTTCTGGCGGCGAACTTTGGCCTGTCCCCCCAGACGTTTAGCAGGAGATCTATGAGCCTAGCTAATGTTTCTGGCTTGGGGGCTATGACCAGCTCTATCCAGCATATATCGCAGTAAGGATCGCTGTAATAGGGGTCTTCCAAAGCCCTCTGTACGCTGTCCACGAATCTGACCATAGCCATGCCCTCTATGCCGTCCTTACCCTTGATATAACCAAGCAGCTTGTTTTCACGGTACCACCGCATCCAAGGCTTGAAATCACCCCAGCACATTGAGGGGCTGTAGTGTTCCTGAACGAACGACTGAATCGAGTCTAAGTCTTCCTCAAACCCCGAGGCCACGCTGATCCTCTGGAACCGAGTAATCTGTGACAGCCACTTTTCGAAGAGGATTTGTATCCCGATAGTACTGGTTCACCAGCTTGTACCACTCCTGACGCTGGGCATCGGATGAGGCAAGCATTTCCTTGGATCGTGGGATATACACATCCTGACGCTCTTTGTCGTAAGCCTCCCTGCGCTTCTGCTGATCAACACGATCCTGAGCGTAGGGGTCTGGTGCTGGTGCTGGTGATCCTCCTCCTCCCATATATATGCTCCTGTATGCCTAGCAGTTGTATAATGTCAAGTGACCAGATAGGGCTGGAGGTAGGCTGATACAGACATCCCACGAACAGCAAGATATCCAGATGTCGAGCTAACCCTGAAGATAATCTCCCTGAAGTAATCTTGATCTATGATTGTGTATCCCTTGTTCTTTAAGGCTGGGAATCCAGTAAAATACTGAGGAAGATTAAATGGAAGTGCAAGAGGTGCTGCTGATGTTGCTATTGTAGCAAGCGTCTCCCAATGATCATTATCCATAATATATTCTATGAGTGCCGTTGTGTCTGATTCATAGAATTCAATCTCACACCTGTTACCCAGCTTCCTAGATCCAGCCTCCGAAAATGTCATCCCACGAGATGCAATCGATGTTGGTATGCCGACAGATCCATCCGCAGTTGCTGAACCATCGTCTGCATATGTAAGCGCAGTAGAAGATCCAAAGTTATGCCCACGCCTCCAAAGGTAAATACGACCCGACCTATCACCTATTACAAGACCAGTAAATAAGGCTGTTGAAGCAACATTGTTTGGCAGGGTTATTCCGTTAGTTGCCTGAATGCCTGTATATGGATAGAACCTCCCAGACCACTCACCAAGCCAACACTTATTTGCGGTGTCAAAACAAAGGGTAATAGTCCCACCAGAAGATGTCTTAGCCGAAACTATCACCGTATTTTCGTGGAATGCCATAGAGATCTCGCTCGGCTGTGAAATATCGATCTGCTTTATCTTGCCTTCAATCGGCATCGATATTGGAAGGCTTACCGCTTGCTCCTGCCCCTGTAGGGTTCGGCTTAACAAGCGCACCCCGTCACGAGACATAAACATAACATCAGATCCAACCCTAAGCGTGGCCGACTGGCTCAGGGCACCGTTGGCGTTTTCAACTGTTTCGACTGAGAAACCACCAGCAGATGTCTGGGTAATTCCGCTAACAACAAATACCCTGTTCTCCTTAAATACCGCAATACGGTCACCAGTCCACTCGACGATTGCCGTGATCGGTGAAGAGTCTCCACCTATCCTGATGGCATTTGTTGCGGTATCAAAGTTTGAGGTTAGGAAATCACCAACATAAAGCGTGTCTGGATTGCTTGCGGTTACGGCAAATAGCCTACCCCTCGTGCTGATTAACCTATTAATTCCAGCAGGGGCTGATACTGCTCCAGTGGTTGGAACGGTGGTCACAGCAGAACCGTCCCAGTACTTCAGCTGACCACCCGCAGATCCATCGATAAAGTAGAGCTTATCTGCTACCGTAGCCGTATAGACCCTGTTGCCAGATGTATATGCAGATGATGCCCCAGTCTGCCATCCAGTAGCCCAAGTTGACAGGTACTTAAGATTGCCACCAAAGAATGCAACCATCTGCGTTACGCTTGTGTTTCTGTAGGAAGCAAGACCGCTAATATAGGAGCTAACCCCAGTGGAAGGAGTCAAAACAAGCCCAAGTCTGGTATGGGCTAAACCATTCTCATCTAGCTCGACATTGACCAGACTGGTACATTGGTTCTCACCCAAGATCCTAGCCTGAGTATTCGAGTCCTCTCCACCGCTGAACTGCCTCTGCCCGTCGAAGACCAGAGGCGTATCTAGGGCTTCGTCAAAAATAATAGGCATGGCTTATTGGAAGCTGATTGTGCTTCCCCCGTAGTCCCAGTCATCACGGCTCCACTCGCCGTTGAATGAGGCAGACACCTCAAAGCGGGATGCACCCTGAGAACGCTCGACGTTACGGGCTAGGGAAAGAAGTGTAAGGGCTTCTGATTGCTTGGCCTGAGCTTTGGCGTAAGCCTGCTTGTATTCCAGCATGTCGGCTTCAACCAGAGTAAGCAGGGCTTGCTCGGCTGTATTGATGACACATACATCATCGTCCAGCTCCATCGAGCGGTAGGCAGACACACCGTTGTTGGTCACACGGATCTTTGTCTTGCATAGAACAGAGAGTGTTCCGCTTTCAGATGCTGCACTCAGGAGCTGAATCCTGATGTTTCCAGCGTCAGATTTAGCAAGGATCACAAATGCGGTTGTGCTTCCAGTATCCGTAAACGAACTTGGGGACATCACAAAGGCAGATCCATAGTTGGCTGGGTCGATGGCAGTTGTTCCAATTTTCACAGCAACTGGAAGATCCATGTTTGAGTTGGAGATAGTAATAATGGAATCTCCAGAGCTAATAGCCTGAGTCGTCACAGCCATGCTGTTTGCCCAGAGCTGGCTGTCCCAGATCATCTGGTAGCGGTTCTTACAGAATGTCTTAACGGCAGCTACTGCACCAGCTGAGGTGTCGTGGGTCTTGATGCAGACTTGGTTGGCGATCTGGTCGAGGGTCATTTATCCCTCGCTGGGTTCGTCAGCGGGAAGCGGTTCGTTACCTTCGGCAAGCCATTTCAGGTAGGCTTGGTAGTCTCGGTTGGCTGGGTCGAAGGGGATGAAGGCGTGGTCGGATAGACGCTCTACAACAAATTTTGTGGTAATTTTGTACATTTTAAAGCTCCGCCTCAAAATTTAAATAGCCAGTAGATAAGTCGGCATAGACGATCACAGGAGAATCATTTGACAAACCACCACCAAAATTTATAACAACTCCCTGTTTCCCAGAGTACGCCAAAGATATTGATGTTGCCGTTACAGTCCCAGTAGCACCTTGGGCTACCCAAGCGTTTGCGGAGCCATAAGAACTGAGTGTTGCGGCGGCTCTCATAGTCACAGGAAGAGGAGCAAAGACTCTAACAGCGGCAGTGCCTGAATACCCACTCCCAATAACCTCGCCCAATACCCGACCTATCGAATACGCATACCTCTGACACAACGCCAACTCCGTCCCAATCGGCCTGCGCTCAAAGTCGGTTGCGGTTGAGCCTGCTTCGAGTTGGACTCCTGTGATGTAGAAGGTGGCTCCGTTGGTGCCGACAAGATTAGTTTGGTTCGATGTTCTCCATTTTGCTCCATTTGACCAGTTATCCTTTGTCCCTTGATAATCGGAGCCACTCCCAAAATCAAACCACAATTGTATCCCTTGACCGTTATCAGTTGCCCATGTTCCAGAAGTGTCACCAGATATTGTCAGAGTCTTTTTTTCCCATGTGTTTGTTGCGCTTATTGAGTATTCCGCAATATAGGATCGTCTCGTTCCAGCAGAACCAGCATTTAACAAAGCAACGCAATAAGTTCCAGAAATGCTGGCTCTTACCCAAAATGAGATTGTTACCGATCCTGCTGAAGCAGAACCAAAGCCAAGATCAGAGACGTTAAACCCCTCAATAATATGACCAATTTGATTAAATGATCCAGCAATAGGAGCCGCACCTGTTCCTATTGTAATCGCAATAGAATTTGTGAATCCGCTGGCTGCGGTTGTCGATCTGGTTGCCGTATTCCCAGTCCCGCTAGTTGTATAGACAACAAATCTATCAATCGGGAAAGCTCCACTTGAGCTTAAATTCACACTCGCCCCAGCATTCCTCTGGTCAATCCGCATATCTCCATTGATGATGCGGTTGCGGAAGCCAGTCTGAGCAGAGGTTTTTTGTAGACTGCCGTCATTGAAGGTTACTCCGTTTGTGCCGTTGATTGAGATGCTCATTGCTTAGCCCCTGATTCTTCCTTCGCCTGCTCCTGAATCTTCTCAATCACGCCAAAGACAGCTTCATACGGCATCCTACCCAGCGAGGCTAGGATGATGTTGATTTCTTGGATGGATAGGTCGAGTTTCATAAATTAGCAAGCCATCAGCACGCAAGGCACACAGTAGCTTCCGTCCTCGTAGGTGCATGTAACATTGGTGGATGTGACCTTAGCGATTGTCTTTGATTTCCTGATGTCATCGCTCTGGGGTTTAGCAGTACCATCACCAGCAGACATCAAAAGATCACCACGACTGACAGTTATCCCTTGGGCGATTCGGATAATCATGTCGCCTGTCATGGCCATATTTAAGTCAAATGGATTATCTTTGTCATCATTGTCCCAATTCACAAACACGCCAGCTACGTTGCTGTCGCCCTCAATATCGGAAACCATCACTCTGTTTAACTGCTCATTTGGCAGAAGATTCCCATCAGCATCTCTCCATTCGCACATTGCGTCAAGATTGGATAATACAGTTCCTTTTTTGATTGCTGGATCTCGCTGTCCAGATGGCAACTGCGAGAACCTTGAAAGATGTCCTCCGTTATACGAAACAGTTGTTCCACTTACAGATATTGTTCCCTCAACAGTTCCATCTTGTGCAATTTGAACTATCATTCCATCATCACCATTTCTATTAAAAAACGCTGATGCACCCCCATTAGCCCCAGAAGCAATCTTCTGGTTAGCTAAATCAAACTGGAATCCAACAGTTGATGTGCTTAGTGCTGTTTTCCCAACCAACAAACTCCCACTCGAATCAATGCGGAGGCGATCCGCGCCAGCGGTTGCGTCATATATCGCAAAGGTTCCTGTATCTGATCTAATTGTATGCGTCCGACCAGAAGCATTTGTATCATTTAACAAAATCCCAACCCCAACTGACGCAGAGTTTCCTGCTATGTTTAATCGATAGGCACTAAAACTCGTCGTCCCAATCCCAATATTCCCACTCGAATCAATATTCACCACATCAGCCGTAGTCGCACCGCTATTCCCCCTCGCCAGCTTGATCGTGCCATCGGGTGAGGATGGGACGGAGAGGGTGAAGTTGTTTGTGGCTGTGCCAGATTGTCCAAACTGTACGCCGTTGGCTTTTAGTAGGCTCATTTGTTCTCCTCGGTAGTATCAGCAGGAAGCGGAGTGTTGCCTTCGGAGAGCCATTTTAGGTAGGCTTGGTAGTCGGTGTTGGCTTGGTCGAAAGGAATTGCTGCGCCATCTGAAGTCCTCACGATAACATTGGCTATTGACCCGATTGACGTTAAACATTGTTTATACATATTATAACTCCGCTAATGCGTACAAGCCGCCAGCATTATTTGATGAAAATAGTGAACTTGGGTTATAAAACCCGCAACAATCGACACTAGGATATATTGTTGGGGTTGCTGTTACCCATGACCCAGACACAATATTAACAGTTGGAGATGCTCTTTTTGTGGCCTTAAAATACCACCTATGCCTATGTTGTGTTGATATGTAGTTAAATGATGTTATTCCAACTCCCTCTGTGTCATTTGCCAAAACCTCATAATACCTCTGACACAACGCCAACTCCGTCCCAATCGGCCTGCGTTCGAAATCAGTTGCGGTTGAACCTGCTTCGAGTTGGACTCCTGCAACATAAAACACACCGCCGACTGTGCTTGATAACTTAGTGCAACCCGCAAGAGCATACGCCCCAGTAGCCAGCCAAGTATTTGCGGTAGATGTTTCGTACATTGGGCTAAATCCAAGATCAAATACAAGTTGAATAGCGTTTCCGTTGGTCGTGTCTATTGAAGTGGCTCCTGTGTCGCCCGCGATTGTAAATGTCTTTTTTTCCCACGCTCCTGCCGTTGTTATTGTATAGGAACTGTTATAGCTTCTAGAAAAAGAAGTATTCATAACCGAGAAAGAAAATGTTCCAGTAATGTTTGATAAGACCCAAAACGAAATTGTTATTGTTTTCGCGGATGCCGTCCCCCAACCGAGGTCAGACACATTATACCCTTCAAGCATATAATAATATCCAAGAGTCTTATTACCAGTACCTACGGCTGTCTCTGCTGTTGACACGGTTAATAATAAACTGTTTGTGAACCCTTGTCCTGTTGGGGCATTTGTACTTCTTTGAACAGTTGATGTGACTGAGCCGTTTTGAACGAGCTTCCACCTATCAATAGTATAGCCGCTAGTATTTGCCGCCCAAGAAACGGCTGACCCATTATTCCTCTGGTCAATCCGCATATCACCGTTGATGATGCGGTTGCGAAAATTAAAGTTTTGGTATCCTAGCTTTTGGGCGGTAATAGATCCGTCAGCAATGTCTACTGTGGAAATAGAACCGTTTGAAATTGTGTCTCCTGTAACAATACCGCTCGGAAGCCCTCCAGCAGATATTCCAGTTATCGTTCCAGTTCCGTTGATTGAGATAGGCATATTAAACTATTGTCCAAGTTGATCCGCTTGGAACTGTTGCAGTTACACCGTCTGCAATACTAATCGCACCAGCAGTCATTGCATTTTTACTTGCCGTTATAGTGTAGTTTGAGTTGAGCGTAATATCGTTCTCGTAAAACATCCCACCAGCAGCACCAACAGAAAAGGCAAGCGCACTTGTGATCCGACCCTTGGCATCAATGGTGATCTGAGGAATAGCCCCAGAACCACCATAAGTGCCAGCCACAACTCCTGTATCCTCCATCTTTGCACCAGTAACAGCAAGGTTCTGGATCAAGGATGTGCTTACAGCATCTGTTCCCTTTGTCGTCCAAGCACCAGAAGAAACAGCAAGAAGAGATCCGTTATTTGTTGAGTTTACGTTTGGAAGATTCCCAGCGACTACAGCAATCGAGTCAACATACGCTTTTGTAGTTGCATCTCCAGATGCGGTTGGTGTCCCAAGGTTTGTGATCTTGCTTGAACCCATGTCGAGGACACCAGACATTGTGTCACCAGACTTGGATACCTTGGTATCTGCATATGTTTTAGTTGCAGCATCAGTGCCAACAGTTGGAGTGCCAAGGCTAGTAATCTTATTGGAACCCATGTCGAGGACACCAGACATGGTGTCACCAGACTTCGACACCTTCGTGTCTGTGTATGTTTTCGTTGCTGCATCTGAACCAACCGTTGGGGTGGCTACACCAGTAATTTTTGTCGTACCAGCGTCAAACACTGACGACGAGTTCTTCTTTAGAAAGTTTGAGGCGGCAACCTTACGGATTGCTGTTGCGCTGTCATCAGCGATTGGAAGCGTATCGGTATCTGCAACTGGATCTGCAAGGGCTGTGAGGCTTGTGATGGCCGTCACATTCATGCTTGCATCTTCCACAAGCTGATGGAGCTTCGTGTTTGTCAGCTCCTCAGTTGAGCTGAAATTTCGTCCTTTGGTAAAGTTAGCCATCTTTTGGGTACTCTA